CGGCGGCGGCGGTGGCGGTGGCGGTGGCGGCGGCGGCGGTGGCGGTGGCGGCGGTGGCAGCCCATGAAGGGGTCTGGGTGGCTCTCTGGCGGCCGAACGGGGGCGACTGTGGGTGCTGGCCTACCTGGGGTCGTGAAAGGCTCTCAGATTGGCTTACACGGCCTCGAGGGTGAACTGTCCGGGTTTTCCGGAGGGTTGACTGTCGCATCAGAGCCCGGCTATGCTGGTCGTGCCGATAGGGGCCCGCCTTGATGGATCACGATTGAGTTTCCTTTCCTCTCGTGTATGCCAAGGCGGGCTCCGCCCTTTGCTTCAAGGGCTCCGGTGCGGTAGACTGTGCTGGTCGGCCAACGAAAGGACGCCTGATGAAGATCGACTGGGAGAGCACCCCCCAGTACTGCGAGGTCTGCGACCACCAGATGCGCGCACCCCGAACAACGCTCGTCGACCACCCTGGCACTCGCGCGTACGGGGGGAAGGGGATCTGCAACTCCTGCTACCGTCGCAGGCGCCGCGGCCGGGATGGTGCAGCCAAGACGTACATGGACTGGAGTGAGGCGCACCACTGCTCGCGCTGCGGTGTACGCATGCGCCCCCCGCGCACCAGCATCAACGAGTTCCCCGAGACCCGCCTGTACTCCGGGAATGGGATCTGCGCTTTGTGCGCTAAGGGTCGCCGCAAGGTCGGCCCTACTGTTGCCGAGCTCGCAGCCCAGGGGCATCCTTGTATCGAGCCCTGCCCCCTCCCCTCGAACAAGCGCTCCAATATTTGGTGAAAGGACACCCTTCATGCTTTACCTCCTCATCTACGGCGACAAGAGCAACCCTGACGTTGATGTGATCCTCTGCGACCGCCACCCCGAACGCACCGACGATGGGACGTGGGTATTCAAGAATGAGGGGCAGCCTGACTTCTACGTGCACCCCGGCGACTACCTGTCGATCCATCACGCCTACTTCGGAGGCAAGGCAGCCAAGCCGGCTTTCCTCTTCGACGTCCGCGAGGGATCCCCGAACAGTGAAGGTGTGTCGATGGTTTATCCGGGTGACGTACGGTGAACTTGGATGACCTCAGTGAGGTTCATGTGCGGATGCTTGTCGCATCCCTCGACTGTGCGGTTGATGAGCTCTGGGATGCGCTCAATACGGCGCACCAGATTGGCGCGTACGATGTGCCACATCATCGCCGTAACGCTGATCAGGATGACGCCATCATCCGGGTTGGCGAGGCGCAGGAGGGTGTTGAGGAGTACCTGGAGCTGGTGTTCACTGACCGGTATGACATGGGTGTGCATGTGACGTTGGAGGTTATGTCGTGAGTGCTGATTCTTTTATCTCGAGCGTAGGCAGGTTTCGTGGAGTGTTCGAGCGCCTTAAGGAGGCTTGGGTGGACCTCCAGGGGCTTGAAGGCCTCGAGGATGGTGATCCGTTCCTTGAACGGGCGTGGGATGAGTATGTCATTGCACGCACTGACGCCGAGAGTGCTTTTACTGACCTCACGCAAGAGCTGGCGGGGGTCTATGTGCTGGCCCGCATTGAGGGTGTGGGTGTCGATGTCTTGGGGTAAGCAGTCGCGGCGCCGTAAGGAGCTCCCTAAGGACTGGGACAAGATCCGGCGAGTGGTCCTGAGGCGGGATGGTGGCCTGTGCGTTTTCTGCGGTAACCCGGCGAATCAGGTGGATCACATTATCCCCGATGGTCCGCACGTGCCGGACAATCTTAGGGCCCTCTGCCAGCACTGCCATATGCTGCGCACGCAGCAGCAGTCGGTAGAAGCCAGGAAGCGACGCTACAATCGAAGCAATAAGGCTCGCGGCCCCAGGCCGAAGAGTAAGCACCCCGGATACCTTTAGGAGAGTCGACGATGGGAGTGAAGGGACCGATCCCGAAGCGCAGCACTGAGGGGCACCGCACTACGCAGGCTAGGAAGCTTGATGGTGGCGTGGAGCCCGTTAACGTGGTTGCTGAGCAGGTGAAGCCGCCCAAGCCGGATCCTGACTGGCACCCCATCGCGAAGAAGCTGTGGAAGTCCGTGGAGGATTCGACGTTCACTCGCTACTATGAGCCGTCAGACTGGATTGTTCTCTACTCCACCTGCGATGACTTGTCGAACTACAAGATGCAGGATCGGCGTTCCCCCACGATGCTGGCGGCCGTCAACACGATGCTCACCAGCCTCCTCCTTACTGAGGGTGATCGGCGCAGGGTTCAGATCGAGATCAACCGTGTCGATGAGTCTGAGGCTGAGTCGGCGGGCGTGGTCGCGTTGCAGGCGTGGACGAAGGCTCGGGCAGCGAAGTGACCGGCACGCTCCCCGCACCCCGGGAGCGAACCGATACGCTCCCCCTCGAGCTTCCCGAGAGGACTCTCGGCTACCATGCTGCGGCGTGGATGATGGATAACCTGATTCAGCCGAATGGGCCGAAGGCGGGGCAGCCGTTCATCCCGACTGATAGGCAGATCGAGTTCCTTGCTCATTTCTACGCCCTGAATCATAGGGGTGGCTTTGTGTACAGGCAGGGAATTAGAAGGTTGGCGAAGGGAAGTGGCAAAGGGGTGACTTTGCTCACACCTATTCTCACTCCTTCTGGGTGGCGCCAGTTCGGCGACCTCGCTGTCGGCGACTACGTATTCCACCCCTCCGGCAAGCCCACCAAGGTGACTCAGGTTCACCCGATCGACCAGTGGGACACGTGGGAGGTTGAGGTCTCTGATGGCACCGTTCTTACTTTTACGGGCGAGCACCTGTTCACGGTGGATGAGTTCGTAGGTGGCCCGAAACGCAAGCGCCGTACCCTGGATGTGCGGGCTATGGCTCGCGAGGGCCTGGTGTTCGATCGCCCCCTCACTAAGGGTTCCACAAAGGCCACAAAGGCCGGTGTTGGCAAGTTCGCTCTCCCTGAGACTGAGCCGCTAGAGTTCCCCGAACGCGACCTGCCTGTAGATCCGTGGGTTCTTGGCTACTGGCTCGGCGATGGGTCTACAGGACAGGGTGGCATCACCTGCGATGTGGGTGACTTCTCTTACGTTAGGTCTCGAATGCGGGCCGCCGGGTACAGCATCGGGGCTGTTCGCGCCAAGAAGGAGGGTGGTCGAGGTCGAAGCGTCGGCATCCTGAAGCTGGCTGCCGACCTCCGCAAGGCCGGCGTCCTGGACGACAAGCACATCCCCGACGAGTACCTGTATGCCTCCGTGGAGCAGCGTAGGGCCCTGATTCAGGGGCTCATGGACTCTGATGGCTATATCGATAAGAAGGGGTCTGCGGAGTACTGTCAGGTGCGTAAGCAGATCGCTGACGGCATGGCGTTCCTCCTGCGCTCCATGGGCGTGAAGGTGAACGTCAGGGAGTCGGAGGCGAAGCTCTATGGTCGTGTCACTGGTCCTCGCTATCGGCTGACGTTCAAGCCCTATAAGCACCAGAACCTTGTGACTCTGCCCCGCCGTGCGGAGAGGGTGCAGGAGCAGCGTAGGAAGCCTATCCCGAGGGTCATTAAGGATGTGCGCAGGGTGGCCCCTGTGGATGCCCGTTGCATCACTGTGGAGGCTGAGGACGGCCTGTATCTGGTTGGGGAGACGATGGTGGTGACCCATAACTCCCCGTTCGCTGCGGCTATGTGCCTGTTTGAGCTTCTTGGCCCGTGCCGGTATGACGGGTTTGATCGTCATGAGCCTTTTGGGGTGCGGGCGAAGCCGATGAGTATGCCGCTGGTGCAGATCGTAGCTACGTCGGAAAGCCAAACCGCTAATACCATCCGCATGGTCAGGGCGTTTTGTCAGAAGAAGGGCCCGTTAGCCCGTAAGTATGACCTTGAGGTGGCGAAGACGTTCATTGAGACGCCAGGCGGGGGGAAGCTTCAGCAGATGACCTCCTCCGCCCACTCCATGGAGGGTGGTGAGGTGTCCTTCGTCGTGGGGGATGAGCTCGAGCACTGGCTCCCCGCCCAGGGTGGTCCCGCCATGTTGCAGACGATCCAGCAGAACGCGGCGAAGATGGGTGGCCGGTTCATGGGGACCTGTAACGCGTGGGTTCCGGGTGAGCAGTCGTCCGCGGAGGCGGTCTTTGAGGCGTGGTGCGACCAGGAGGACGGCCTCACTAGGGGTAAGACGAAGATCCTCTACGACGCCAGGATCGCCCCTCCGAACACGGTTTTGACTGATGAGCCGGAGGAGGGGCAGGTTGGCCTCACGGAGGCGCTCGAGTACGTGTATGAGGGCTGCCCGTGGGTGAATCTGGAGTCGATCAAGGAGCAGATCTGGTCGCCGGAGTACCCGGAATCTCGCTCTATCCGGTTCTTCCTGAACAGGCCGAACGCGGCGGAGGCGTCCTGGATCACTCTGGAGGAGTGGACTCAGCTCCGTAAGCCTGACCGGAAGGTGGAGCCTGGGGAGAAGATCGTCATGTTCTTTGACGGGTCCAAGTCGAATGACCATACGGCTCTCGTGGGGTGCTGCATGGAGGACGGGCACATCTTCAAGATCGGCCACTGGAAGCCGGAGAAGCCCCTCGGTGTGGTGAATGTGGCTGCCGTGGACGCGGGGGTCAGGCGGGCGTTCGACACGTATAACGTGGTGGCGTTCTGGGCTGACGTCCGAGAGTGGGAGTCGTTCACGCGCACAGCCTGGCCTGAGGACTTCGGTGACCGGCTGATCGTCCCTGCCGTGCGTGGGGGCATGTCCGCGTCCCCGATCGCATGGGATATGCGCTCCCACGCCTACCAGTTCGCTGAGGCGGCGGAGACGGCGTTCACGGAGATCCAGCAGCAGGCGTTCACCCACGATGGGGACTCTGCCCTGGGCGAGCACGTGTCTAACTGTCGCGTGAATGAGTTCAAGGGGCGCTGGTCTGTGAAGAAGGAGTCCCCGAAGTCTTCTAAGAAGATCGATCTGGCTGTGTGCATGATCGGCGCTAGAATGTTGTACAGGTACGTCAAGAGCAGCAAGGAGTGGGCCGACATGAATAAGCCGGTTGGTGCGTGGACGGTGATCGTGTGAGCTTTGAGAAGATGCTCGCCAGCTTCGAGGGTGGCGCTTATCGCCCGGAGTCGTTCGAGACGTACTATGAGCAGAGTGAGCGCCTGGACGCCCTGGGTATCAGTATTCCGCCGGAGGCGCGTGTGCTGGAGATGCAGGCGCCGTTCGCGAAGATGGCTATTGACGTCCTGACTGAGGTCCTTATCCCGGCTGGGTTCATCATCGCGGATGATGGGCGTAAGGATCTGGTGCGTGACCTGCGTGTTGTGTGGCAGGCCAATGACATGGATTCTCAGTTCAATCTGGCGGCGGCCGAGGCGCTTGCTGCTGGCTCCGTGTTCTGGGTGCTGTCTCCTGCGGATGAGGATCATGAGCACCCGTCTGTTCGGGCGCTGGACTCGCGTCACGCTGGTGTCCGTATCGACCACTTCGGGAACGTGATCGAGGGGATTGCCGTCTACCGTGCGAGTGATGGTGTGAAGTGCGCCTCGTACTACACGCCTGACGGCATGACCGCCTACAGGCAGGTAGGCACCCGGTGGGTGTCCGACTGGTCTACGAGTGACCCGTGGGGTGCGTCGATCGTGCCCATGTTCAACAGGGCCCGGCTCCGTGACAGGTACGGCCGGTCTGACCTGAAGGAGCTGAAGACGGTCATTGACGCGGCCTCTAGGACTCTCACGAATCTTCAGATGGGTCAGGAGGTTGCCGCTTTCCCGCTGAGGTTCCTTATTGGTGACGGCGCTGACCGGATGCTGGCTGGGCAGCAGGCGGCTGCCGCGATGAATGGGCAGTTCGGCGGCAATCGCATGGAGAACTATGCTGGCGCGCTTCTGGCCGCCCCCACTGGGGCTGATGTGAAGCAGCTGACTGGCGCCTCCTTGGATACGTTCACGAACACGTACCGCACTTACGCGTTGCAGATCTCAGCCATGACGGGCATTCCGCCGTCAATGATGGGTGTGGCCGCCGACAATAACCCGACATCTGCTGAGGCTTTGCGTGTGGCGAAGGATCGCCTTATCGCTCGCGCTGAGAACAAGCAGCGCCAGTTCAGTGACGCTCTTGAGCGCATCGCCCGCATTATCGCGGTCATGAACGGGGAGTCGCCCGAGGGGCTGGAGACCCTTGAGGTGATGTGGGCTGACGCCGCGGCGCCGTCGGCGAGCGCCCAGATGGCTACCGCCATGCAGGCCGAGTCCCAGGGGGTTATCGGCGCTGAGACTGCACGGGACTTCATGCACCTTTCCCCGGAGCAGATGGAGCGCGAGAACCGACGCCAGAACGACCTGGACTCGATGGCGGGCCAGCTCCTCCCCATCGGCCTACAGGACGAGGATGAGGAGGATCCTGAGGACAGTGGCGAGGAAGAGGATCCTGCCGGCGGCAAGGATGAGGCTAAGAAGTGACTCTTGCGCTCTTCAGGGCCCTCCTGGCAACTATCTCCCGCACTTTCCAGAGGCGCCTGGGTGACGCTACCGCCCCTTTGCAGGGGAAGCCGGTGACGCTCTCGGAGAAGGAGCTGGGTGAGGCGATCACTCCTCTTGTGTGGGCTGCCCGGCGGCAGGCGTGGGCGGCTACGGCCTTGTTCTTGCGGGGGCAGGCTAGGGCGCATGGCGCGGATGAGGCGTGGATCCCCCCGCAGCCGGGGTACAGCCCCGACTCGGTGCGCTACGTGATCAGGTCCACCAAGGCCCGCTCTGGCAAGCCTGAGGCGTTCAAGGCCCTCCAGGGTGAGCTCACTAGCCACGTGTATGCGGCATCCCGCAGGACCATCAACGATGCCGTAGAGGACGCCCCTGATGTGGCTGACCTTCTGGATGACCTCGAGAGGATCGCCGACGACCTAGAGGGGTTCTCTAAGGAGCAGGTCGAGCAGATTGAGCGGGAAGTCAAGAAGCATGAGCGGAAGCGCCGCCCCCGGAGGAACTGGGTCGATGTATTCGACGAGGTCGCGGACCGCGTCGACAAGGCCATCAAAGAACTCGAGTCCGAGGGGATGCTTACTCAGAAGTATAGGGACTCGGAGGCGCTTAAGGATCTCCCGGACAAGTACCGCCGCTCAAAGGACGGGACACTGATCGCCAGGCCTTTTGCGTGGGCGCGGGTCGTTACCCCCTCGAAGAATGGGCCGTGCGGCTTCTGCGCAATGCTCGCCTCTCGCGGCCCCGTCTACAAGACGTCTAAAACAGCTGGCGTTGGCGTCAACAGGTTCCACACCAACTGCGTTGTTCCCGACTCGCGGGTGTCAGGCCCTGGGGTGGAAGCCGGTTATCGACGGTACTACGAGGGTGAAGTTGTCACCCTCGTCACCGCCGGTGGACATGACCTCACCATCACCCCGAACCACCCAGTATTGACCGATAGGGGATGGGTTGCTGCTGGCGACCTCCAAGAGGGAGACCACCTTGTCAGCGGCTCTTTCGGTGACGGGTATCTGAGATTGGGACCAGACGAAAATGATCGAGGTCCCCGTATTGAGGATGTCGTGGGTGCGCTTAGCGTGATAGGCGCGTCGGGCGTTGCTGGCGTGCCAGTTTCCCCCCAGGAGCTCCACAGCAACGGGGCCGACACAGAAGTCGACATTGTATTCCGCGACGACCGCCTCGGGAACGTACTGGATTCCGCGGTCGTGCAGCCATCCACCGAAGAGCACTTCGAGGTGGGATCGACAGAGGGTGCCTTCGGCGGCTTGGGTGGCTTTGGTCTGGGCTCGCTTGAGACGCTGTTCGCTAGTGAGTTTCCTGCCGGTGAAGCGCTGGCGAGCCTGTGCCCGGCGCATTTCCAGCTCCTCCTCACTCATGCGCTGCCACCTGATGACTCCGGCCTCACTGGCTGTGCGTCGCTGGAGCCCAGCTTCGGCGAGCCATCTGTCGACGACGCGGCGCGACACCCCGTATCTCTCGGAGAGTGCGAGAACGCTATCGCCCGCCTCATGTCGCTTCTTGAGGTCGGCCGGGGCGGCGATGCGCTTCTTGCTGGCGCGCCCGGTTCGGGGAATCGCTTTGACCCCCCGGCGCCGGAGAGCGACACGGAGAGAATCGGGGTCTTTGCCGAGTATGGCGGCCGTCTCCTGGAAAGACTGGGTGGTCTTGTAGAGCTCGATCGCCTCATTGATAAGCGAGTCGGGGAGTACGCGGGGTATGTTTACAACCTTGAGACAGAGGAAGGATGGTACAGCGCCAACCATATCGTCGTCTCAAACTGTCGGTGTGCGATTGTCCCGGTTTACACGTCCAGGGCGTGGCCGGGTAAGGAACAGCATGCTAGATTCGAACAACTGTACAATGAGGTAGTGAAGGCCCATGACCTTCATGGGCACGAGGCACTGCGGGCAATGAACCGCCGCCTCTACCAGGAGCAAAGGAGAAGGAATGGCTGACACCCCCACCGAGTCATCCGATGAGGCTGACACCACTGTCGAGGAGGCAGCCCCCGCGCCGGAGCCCCAGGGTGACGGCGACACGGAGACCGCCGAGCAGGAGGAGGCGTCAGCCGCCCCTGAGGAGCCCAGCAAGCCCAGCGAGCTCGACGACCTGAAGGAGCGCCTAGGAGCCCTTGAGGCGGTACTTGCCAACAAGGACGAGGAGATCAAGGCCCTGCGTGACACCGCAGCCAAGGACTCCCTGATCCGTGACGCTGGCCTCCCCTCGAAGTACGCCCAGTTCCTACACGGAGACGAGTCCGGGTGGGGGGACCAGGTGTCCACCCTCCTGGAGCTCACCAGCAAGACCCCTGCGCGCCCCCGCGACCCCGCGGTAGACGCACAGGTCGGCTCCGACTCGGAGGACCGCGAGACCGCCATCCTCCGCATGTTCGGGCTCGCCGAGTAACCCCTGCCTGACAGGGGCAACATCTAGAACAACTCTGCCGGTCAGGCAGGAAGGAGACGCGAATGGCGGACAACGCTGCCAAGGTCGCAACCATTGCAAAGCTTACCGCTGGCGGTAACGCCGAGGGCTTCCCGAAGGAGGTGCTTGCCCCTATCTGGAAGCGGGCCTTCGCTGGCTCCATCGTCCAGAAGGTCGCTGGCACCGTCCCGGTTTCCCTGGCCGGTAACGCGGTCACTATGCCGGTCGGTCAGCCGGTCGCCGGTATCGTCCAGGAGAGCGCCGACAAGCCTGTCGTTGACGTCTCTGTCGGCCTGAAGACCTTCAGTCCCGTCAAGACTGCCGCGATCGTGTCGATCTCTAAGGAGGCGCTCATGGCTAACCCCCTGAACGCCTTCGATGACCTGGAGTCACAGCTGGCTGAGGCTATCGCCCGCTCGATCGACACCGCCGTCATTCACGGCAAGGACGCTCTCGCGGGCACTCCCCTGGTGGGCAAGGAGTCCCTGGTCTCGACCACTAATGTGGTGGAGCTGGACCCTGCCAAGTTCGACACTGCTGGCTACCTCGGTAAGCAGCTCGCTGCGGCTTACGACAAGGTCGTGAACACTGACGGTGAGGTCGACTACGACTTCAACGAGTTCCTCCTGTCGCCGAAGTTCCGGTCCATCATCATGGGCGCCTCGGACGGTTTCGGTCGCCCGCTCTACCAGGCGTCCCCGAACCTGGCTGACGAGTTCACCAGCGTCCTGGGCATCCCCGCCGTCTACAGCAAGGCCGTTAACGGCCGCGGCAAGGTGTCTGAGCCGAACCTGCTGGGCTTCGGTGGTGACCTGAAGGAGAATCTGCGTCTCGGCTTCGTTGAGGGCCTCACCTGGGCTACCGCCGACCAGTACGCCGCCGGCATGGACCTGTTCGGCACGAACCGTATCGCGATTCGTGTTGAGGCTATCTTCGGCTGGGTTCTGCGTGACCCGAAGGCGTTCGTGAAGATCACGAAGAAGGCTGGCTGATGAGTCCGTGGGGCGGGGGTTTAGCAACACTCTCGTCCCACGGGTGACACCTAGGAAGGAGGAGAAGTGACCGTAGCGGAGAGGCTCGACGTCGAACGCACGCTCATGCGCGACCTCGAGGATGATGAGGCAAGGTGGGTGGATGCCCTCCTTGAGCGCGCCGAGGCTCTTATTCTCCTCCGCATGCCTGATGCAGTTAATCGCTGCCGCGTCGACTACCCGTTCCGGGTGGCTCTCATCATGGTTGAGTGTGAGGCTGTCGCGCGAGTGCTGCGCGCGCCGGGCGGCGGACTCTACAAGTATGAGACTGAGGGCACCTACACCTACTCAGTGAATCAGGCTGTGGCTTCCGGCCTCCTGGAGATCACGCAGCGGGATTGGCAGGCTCTCGAGGGCGGCGCCGGCGGGTGGGGTAGCGCGGCCCCGGTCCTGGATGGGTATGCCCAGAACCGGCGTGGCGGGGAGTGGTCCCCGGATGTGTCGAAGACATTTCTGATGTCTTTCCGGCGGGCTTCGGTCCCTGACAAGCCGGCTGCCCCTGAGCTGGGGTTGCAGCGGTGGGAGGGGTGGCGCACCACATGGTGACCTTCCGTCCTCGCCGCGGCCGCTACCTGGAGAATGGTCCTCACGCTGTGGAGGTCACTGTCGCGATTGTGTCTGAGGGGCGTACCGGGCGTCGTTACACGCCCGGTGAGACGTTCTACGTCGACAAGGTTCTTGTGCAGCCCTCCGCGGGTAACGCGTTGAAGGCTACGGAGAACCGCGTTATCCGCGGTGATCTCACCGATGAGACTACCCTGAAGATTATGGGGACTGGCCGGAAGTGGCCGGGCGGCCCTCACTCGTGGGTGAAGATCATTAAGGGGCCACCGTCACTGGAGGGGAAGACTTTCCAGCAGGCTGGCGAGCCGCTTACCTATGACGCCTCGCCGATGACGCGCCATTTCAGTGTCCGCTGCGACACCCTGGGGACGGTGGCGAAGTGATCCACACCTACGACAATAAGCGCATCCATGAGGATATTGCGGAGGTTGTTGCTCGCCAGCCGGAGTTTGCTGCGGCGGCGGCGAAGGTGTTCGCGGAGGTGAAGGCCGCCGCTTCTGCGCACGTCGACTCAGGCGAGCTTTTTGCCTCATATGGCATGGAGCAGGGGAAGGTGGATTACACGATCGCCCCGTCCACCGACCATGATGCTGCCGTAGAGTTCGGTCACTACGTGTACCAGGATCGCCAGGGGCGCCGCACTGGACGGGAGGGTGCACGGTATCGCACCTGGGTTCCTGGCCTCAACATCCTTCGTGGGGTAGTCCGCGACAATGGGGGATTCTAGTGGCCTACGTTAATCCTCTCCCGTTCATTTACCGGTACATGAAGGACGCCGCCGCCCATGGTGTGGGCGAGTGGCCTATCCTCGAGAAGATCGTTTGGCGCACCCACGGTGACGTGGATGACCCAATGAATGAGCTCGTATGCAGGGTGCAGATGACTATTGCGCGCACGCACCCGTCTGGGCCCAGGTTCGCGGCCACCCAGATTCGTGCGCGACTCTATATGACAGGCCCGGACGGGGATGAAGTTTCTGATGCTTCCGATGCCCTGGTTCAGGCTGTAGATAAGGCTTGGAGGGACGGTATGATTACCTCTGAGGGCTGGGCGACTTACCTGGAGTGGACTCAGCTTCCCACGCCGGAAACGGATATGGGGACCACGGCAGACTATATCAACATGGTTTCGTCTCTTCAGGTGACGGCCAGGAAGGGGGCCTGATGGCTAACCTCGGAAACAGTAAGATTCAGATCGCGGGTAAGGGGCATGTCTACATTGGTAGTGTGGACGCTGTTGCCCCGAACCTGTGGGGCTACACTTTTGGCGACGGCACCACGCTCGAGAATGTTGGGTGGATGTGGCTCGGCGACACCTCAAGCGAGAACCTGATTGAGGTGGAGACCGACGGCGGCGACACCTCCACGAAGCGCACCTGGGACCGTCAGGGCGTCCGCTCCACCCGCGAGGACGTCACCAACAAGGTGACCATCAACGCCGTCAACCTCGGTGAGGACGTCATGCGCGTCGCCTTCCCCGGCTCCACCTATGACGCCGAGAAGGGCGGCTGGGATGTCGAGCTGGACAACTCGATTGAGCGCGCCGTCCTTATCGTCATCGAGGATGGCCTGCTCGTGTCGGGCATGCTGTTCCGCCGCGTGTCCCTGGCCGGTAACCTGCCGTCCCTTTCGCTGGACAACTTCAGTGAGGTGAAGATCTCCGGGACTCTGCTGTCTCCCCCTTCGGGTAAGACTCGCGTCCAGATGCTCGAGCCGCGCACCGTCACTGGTGTTGGTATGGCGAAGCCGACCATCACGACCCTGGCTCCGACCGCTGGCGCGGTTGGCGCGAAGGTCACCATCACCGGCACCAACTTCAATGGTGTCCGCGAGGTGAAGTTCGGCGACAAGGCGGCGACCTTCGAGAAGGGCTCCGCCACCCAGATCACCACCTATGTGCCGACCGGCGCTACTGGCTCGGTCAATGTGGTGGTCACCAACAACATCGGGGCTTCCGAAGGGAAGCAGTTCACTGTCAACTGATGATCTCCGTCCGGCCGCCATGTAGGGGTGTGTGGTGGCCGGACGGCAACACCCCATTACGCCCCAGCAGAAGGAGAAGGCAATGGCCTCCACCAAGAATGAAGTCCCCGAGTTCGACACCCTCGAGGGGCACGAGATCTTCAAGCCCGTTGACACGCTCCGTCCTTCCCAGCGGCTCCGCCTCACCGCGAAGGTGCTGCCCATGGTTGACGACTCAGACGAGTTCACTGACGAGAACATGACGGTCCTCGCTGACATGACCGAGTTCCTTGAGGACAACGGCTACATCGCCGACCTGGATGCGTGGACCCGCTTCTTCAGTACTCACGGCATCGAGGGGGCTATCACTCTGGCTACCGCTTACGCGGGGGAAGCCACAGGCGCCAAGCAGTAGATGACTACTTCCGGGACAACCCTGATGCTGCCGCGGACTTCTGGGCGCTTTACCGCATCGACGTCTACGGCAGCTACAGGGTTCGTCTCGTGGAGGCACTGCTTGAGCGCCTTTCTTACGAGCCTTGGTCACTGTACAGGGCGAAGCAGCTGGGTGGGCCACAGTGGTTCGGCTACTCCGCCGACTCGGAGAGGCTGAACGCCTTGCTTGACGGTCAGCGTCTTCAGACGAAGGCAGCCAGTGGCCGGGGGCGGGCGTATCTGAAGGACTCTGAGATGGCTCCCAGGCCCGGAACTGTTAAGGCGAGTACGGTAGTATCGAGTAAGGATACTGCTGCGATGGCGGCCCTGTTCGGGGCCCTAGGTTGAGAGGTTAGGGGATGGCCGGTAAGGGTATTGTCGGTAAGCTCGGAGTCAAGGTTGTCCCCGATCTCTCTAAGTTCGCTGATGAGCTGAAGAAGAAGCTCCGCCGCATCCAGAGGCAGGTGGGTGACCTTGAGGTTGAGGTTAACGCTGAGGTTGATGTTGATGAGGAGTCACTCAAGAAGGCGCAGGAGAAGGTGCGCCGCAGCGACTCCAAGATGCCGGTCGAGCCTGACCTCGATACTGGGTCTCTCACGAAGCTGAAGGCGAAGCTGCGTGACCTGAAGGCTGAGCTGAAGGTTAACCCGAACCTGTCTGAGCAGGACAAGAAGCGGATTGAGCAGAAGCTCGATGATATTCGCACCAATGTTCACCTTAGCACGGACAAGACGGACCTGGCGAAGCTGTCCCGCGAGGTGAAGGGGGCGGCCGGGGATATTAAGGCCCAGCTGACGCTTAATAAACGGTCGGTGGCTGATATTGAGCAGAAGATCAGGTCCTTGAAGGCGCAGATCAATGCTTCCCCGAAGCTCGATAAGGCCGCGAAGGCTGAGATCGAGAGAGACATCAGCAAGCTCCGGTCGATTGTTGACGTGCATGCTCACCTGTCGGAGGAGCAGAAGAAGAAGATCAAGCACGAGCTGAATAAGCTTGACGGTAAGGCGACCGTTAACGCTGATCTGGATGACGGTAAAGCCCGGTTTGACTTGAAGCGCCTTACCCGCTCCAGGTGGGTGGATATTAACGTGCGCCTCGGAAAGGCTTCCGCGGCTCGCGTGGCAGCCCAGCTCAAGGCCCTGGCAGGAGGGAACGTCTTCGAGTCAATCGGCCGTAACCTGAACGACTTCCTCCGCAACCTGGATACTGCGTCCGTGAAGATCGGCACTGTCGCCACCCTGATTGGTGGCGCCGTGTCCGTACTGGGTGCGGGGATGGGGGTCCTGTCCTCCGTGGGTGTGGGGATAGCGAAGACTACGCCAGCCCTGCTGGCCCTGCCTGGCATCTTTGGTGGCGCCGCTGCCGGCGCTGGCGTCCTGATTGCCGCACTGAAGGACGCGAAGACTGTCCTGGGGGACCTGAGTCCCGCGTTTGAGGGCTTGCAGAAGCAGATCTCGTCCTCATACTGGGCGCAGGCTGCGCAGCCGATCAGGGATTTCGCTAACACTGCGATCAGTGAGCTCTCTCCGGCCCTCTCTACGGTGGCGACCCACTTGGGGCTGATGACGGCCGCTATCGCGACCGCGGCCAGTGGGCACCTGCCTGGCTTCCAGCAGTCCCTGTCCTACCTGTCGCAGGCCCTTAGCCTTGGCTCTACTGGGGCTGCCGCTTTCACTAACGGCCTCCTCACGATGGGTGAGGTTGGCGCTAAGTATCTGCCGAATATCGCCCAGTGGGCTAATGATCTCGCGCTCTCGTTTGAGAAGTGGGCTATTAAGGCCGCTGAGTCTGGGAAGATGGACCAGTCTATCCAGGCTGCGGCGAAGGCGTTCGGCACCCTGAAGGACATTACGGTCGACCTGGGTGGCATTATCGCGGGCCTGTTTAAGGCGATGGCGAATGGGTCGGCCCCGATCGACTCTATCGCTACGGCCCTGGATCGGGCTAATGCCGCGGTCAATGGCCCGTTGTTTCAGTCGACCTTGACGTCCCTGTTCTCGTCGATGTCTGTGGCGGCAGGGAAGGCTTTTGAGGGTGTGGGCGCCCTGGGGAATGCGTTCGTGTCCCTGGAACCAACCCTCTCTAAGATTCTCCCCCTGATTGGGGAAACACTGAAGACTGCCCTTGAGGGTATTGCTACAGCCTTGGAGAATCCGGCCTTCCAGGACGGGCTGGTGTCTTTCTTCTCGGGGCTGCTTACGGCTGTTCAGGCTCTCGCTCCGGCTATGCCCGCATTGGGTGAGGCGTTTGGGGCGATCGCTACTGTGGCTGGCACCCTGCTGGCGGCTATCGCGCCTCTGGTGGCGCAGCTGGTGGAGCAGCTGGCTCCGATTCTTCAGCAGATGGTTCCGATCCTTACGCCGATTATCGAGCAGTTGGCGGCGTTCCTCATGCCTGTGATCCAGGCGCTGCTGCCGGTTATCTCGGAGATGGTCACGGTGCTGGGGCCGATCGTCACCGATATGCTGTCTCAGGTTCTTCCTCTGCTGGTGCCGATCGTCCAGCAGCTCGCTGAGGCGCTCATCCCGGCGATCCAGCTGGTCGGGGCCACGATGCAGGCCATGGGTCCCCAGACCGTGGCGACGTGGCAGCTGATCACGGCCATCATCTCCGTGGCGATCAACACGATCAAGGGCATTATTGACATCGCCCTCGGCCTGATCTCCGGCGACTGGTCGCGAGTGTGGGCCGGGATCAGCCAGATCGCCAGTGTTATCTGGAATGCGATCAAGTTCGCATTCCAGGCCTTCAGCGCGACGCTGGGCGGCCTTGCTACGGCGTCCTGGAACTATATCTGGACCACGATCGCCAACTTCTGCCGGAGCATCCTGAGCACAGTCACGGGCTGGATCAACAGCGTTAGGAACTTCTTCTCCAACGGCTGGAGCTACCTGAAGTCACTGACCCAGGCGGCCTTCTCCGCACTCGTGTCCACCATCAGCAACTGGATCAACAACGCGCTGAACTTCATTCGCAACTTCCCGTCCTCGATCAAGAACATCTTCTCCAACGCAGGATCCTGGCTCATTAGCGCCGGTAAGAACGTCATCAACGGCTTCCTCGACGGCCTGAAGTCGATGTATGGCTCGGTCAAGTCGTCCCTGGGTGGCCTGACCAGCAAGCTGACGTCCTGGAAGGGGCCTGCCCCTGTGGACCGGGTGATCCTTAAGGGCGCGGGCCAGATGGTGATGCAGGGTTTCATTAACGGCCTCGAGTCGCAGTACTCGGCGGTCAGGGACTCCCTCGAAGGCTTCACCAACACCCTGAGCAGGGATGTGGCGCCGGAGATCTCTGCCACCGTGTCGGGGAACTATGAGAAGTCGGTGAAGCGCCAGTTCGGCAACATGGACCTCGAGGCGCCCACGCAGGGCGACCGCGTATCGGGCGGCACCACAGTCAACATCACCAACAACTATCCGCAGGCGCAGCGGGACTCAAAGACCCGCGATGACGTCGCGGACGCTATCCGCCTGGCCGCGAGCATCTAGGATTAGGGTATGAGCAGCGAGTATCACCTGAATGGGGTCGACCTGGACCAGCCAGGTAAGTGGAGGGTCATGCAGGGCACTCTCCTGCCGGCCGTGCCGGAGCCGCGCCTGACGTCCACCGAAGTCCCCTCGAGGAGTGGCGTCATCGATGGGGCGGCCACGAGGTTCGGCACGTTCAAGGTGACTGTCGCGCTCATGGTCGAGGGGGAGGACAGGGCCTCCCTGGACACGAACTGGCAGGCCCTCATGGCCCGCCTGCGGCTCTCCGGTACCCTGGGGGTACTCCAGCACCGCCCGGCCGGCGCTAACCCCAGAGAGGCCCGCGTGCGGCTCGTGAGCATCGCCCAGCCAGCATGGAGATACGGGGAGTGGGCGATCGACACGACAGTCATATTCGAGGCCGTTGACGGAGTGTGGCGTGACGTGACCCCAGTGGAGGTGACGCTCCCTAACCTCGACGGCCTGGCGGGCGGGTCGGCCCCAATCACTGACGCCCTGCTGAAGCTCGCCCCCACCGCGAACACGTGCACCATCAAGGATGTCACCTCTGGGACGTCACTCACGTGGCGCGGCACCATGGAGGGCGGCCAGAGACTCCTCATTGACGTGGCACGCTATGACGCCTGGAGGCAGGTGTCCGAGCGGTGGGATCCCGCGCCGGGCGCCCCTAGCAGGGCGGCGGAGATCAGCATGTCCCCCGAGGGGTTCCAGCTCACCCCCAACAGTGAAGGCAAGATCGTCTTGCAGGTCACCGGCACGGCGGGCTCGATCCGGGCGAGGAGGGCCTACTGATGCAGCGCACCTACTTCCCCGGCATGCAGCTCCGTGCGGTCGCCTACGCCGTCCAGGGTGACCGCATCGGGGTGGTCCCGGACATCCTGGAGATGACCGTCACCACCCCCCGTGGTGAGGCGCCCACCCTGTCCCTGTCGTACGCGCCTGGCCCTAACGCGGTCCGCGGCAGCGTCCTGGAGGGTGAGGTTGAGGTTGCTGTTGAGGCCACTTTCGACGGCGACACGTGGGAGGAGCTGCCTGACGCCCGGTTCGTCACCCAGAAGACCGAGCACAACCTCGTCAATGACGGCACGGACTCCCGTAAGGTCGAGGCCATTCATGTCAGCGACTACATGAAGGAGGCGCTGGTATGGTCCGTCCCCGAGGCGGCGAAGGACAAGGAAGGCAAGTTCAAGTTCCTGTCCAAGAACGCCGGGGAGATCATCGGCACGGTTTGGCAGGCCGCCACCAAGCGCGGGTGGGGAACGGGCCTCACCCTGGACGCCACCACCACGACCGACTCTGCCAACCAGCGGTGGGCGAAAGTCGTCACCCTCTACTTCGACCCGTCTATCAGCATCCTTCAGATAGTGGACTCTCTCCGGGGCCTGGGGATGATCGACACGGTGTGGCAGGGCCGCACCCTGAAGATCTATAACGCTGACACGACACAGGCTCGGGATCTCACGGCCTCCAGAAGGTGGCCCCTAGCGACCACCCTCACCGGAGCCCCGGAGGCGGCGACCTGGGCCGACATGTGCACCGACGTCCTGGTGAAGGGCGAATCCGGTAGGACGTGGCTCATCCACAATGACACCGCCCCGAAGTCTATGCGGCGCGTCGAGAAGGTCGTGGAGGCTGGCGGGGTCGAGCTCGAGGCAACCGCGAGGCTGGTAGCGGAAGCCACCCTGAAGTCCGGAGCCCACGTCAGGGAGGAGATCAAGCGCGAGTGGGCGGCGCCTGACGTGCACCTGCTTCCGTGGCAGGACTACCGCCTGGGCGACTGGATGATGGTTGAACGGCAGGGCGGCATGGAGCGCCTTCAGGTCGCACAGATCAGCGTCACCCAGAAGGAGCAGGCGGTTTCCGGGCACACTACGTTCGGTACGGTCCTGGATAGCCTCCTGGGACGGCTCACGAAGCGCACGAAGGGCATTGTGGGGCTCGCCACCACGAGTGGTAGCGGGGTGCGCCCGAACCCTCCCGTGTCGAAGAACTGGCCTGTCCCGCCCCAGGGGCTGACGGGGTCCACTAGGGCTGTGGTCGGCCAGGACGGGTGGCCTACCGCGGTCGTGGAGCTCCAGTGGGGGAAGGTGGATGCTGACGCCCTGGGGACGAAGGTGGATGTCACCGGCTATGAGGTGTCATGGCAGAACGTGAAGCTTACTGCGGAGCGCTCCGGCTCGTACGTGACGAAGGGCCAGGAGGCGACCACTGCGGCTATCGCGCCGCTCGAGGTGGGGGTGCAGTACCGGTTCTGGGTGCGGGCACAGACGCAGGATGGCGTGGGGGCGTGGTCGCAGCCGCTCATGATCACAACCGCCACGGACGTGACGCCACCCCCGGTGCCTCCGGTGCCGCGCCTGTCGCAGACTCTCGGTGTGCTTAACGTGGGCTGGCTGATGATCGGCGAGAACGGGGAGTCCATGCCCGCCGACTTTGCGGGCGCTGAGGTGAGCGTGCAGCTTCCCGGTGTGGCGCCTGGCGTGTTCAGTACTATGCCCGCTCCGGTGCAGCGGATCTCCCTGGCCGGGCTGGAGATGCGCGAGTATGAGGTGTGTATGCGCACCTATGACCGCGCCGGGAACAGGTCAGCCTGGGGTAGGGCTGCGACTATCACGCTGAAGCAGAATATCGACGCTGACGCTATCGCGAAGCAGGTCGAGGACAAGCTCAAGGGTAGTGACGCCATGCAGCAGGCGGCCCGTGAAGGCACCTTGAAGGAGATGCGTCACCTGACGGATGCGATGACTCAGGTGGCTACGAACCTTGTGTCGTCTGGACCTGTGCCGCCGGACAGTGGGACAATTGGCTCTAGCATGTGGATTGCCCCTGATGGGCGGATCTTTGTCCTTAGGGCGGAAGGAGACAGGTAGTGCAGCCTTATAGTGCAGCGAAACAGTGGAGGGATGGCTTCGGTGCGAACGAGACCCGCATCACCGCGGCCGATCTGACGCATATTGAGGACGGGATCAGTGCCGCCACCCAGGGTGTCACCAACCTGGAGACGAAGGTTGACGGCCAGCCGGCCGAGATCCTGAAGCAGGTCCAGTCGATCACCGAGGGCATCAGGACCCTCGTGAACAAGGTGACGCCGATCGGCACGATCATGATGTACGGGGCCGAGCGCGACCCCGAGGGGTGGATGCGCTGCGACGGCCGCCTCCTTGACCGGAACACGTACGCCAAGCTGTACGCCGTGATCGGACTCACCTACGGGTCTACCACTGTCAGTAACTTCCGCATCCCCGATATTCGGGAGCGCTCCGTTGTCGGCACCGGCGACGGCAGCAAGTACAACATCGGCAACAAGGGCGGTAACACGAGCATCACCCTGTCCATCAACCAGATGCCCGCCCACACCCACGAGATCGGCGAGTCCGAGGACTCGGCCCGCCGCTTCCAGGCCCGCACCTCCGGCCAGGACATCGGCATCGGAACCAGCGGCTACACGTACCTGACCTCCACCGGAAACAACTCCAGCGGGCGAAGCCCAATCGCTACGTCCGTGGGCGGATCCCAGCCGATCGACGTGAGGTCACCCTACTTCGGTCTCCCCTTCATCATTAGGGTGTCCTGATGCCTGGGCCCACTAAGCCGTTCCTCTCCCCCGAGGGGGCGCGGGGTGGACAGTATGTGACCGTCCCAGCGTTCGCCTCCCCTGGGCACTCCTCGCCCTCTAACACGAGGGACGCCCCTGGGTCGACGATCGTCTACTCGCCGAAGGGGTGGCGCTGGGAGGAGGCCGGGGACGACTACTCCAAGACGGTCTCCAAGCTCACGGCCGCCACGATGGAGTCGACTGTTCGCCGCATCAAGACCTCCATGGGCGAGGTGTTCTACATTCGCGGCACCGCAGACACTGTGCCGCCTTTCGGCGGATCCTCGGTGGGAGATACGTGCCGCGTCCAGGATGCCCAGACCCTCGACATCGTCGCGGAGTGGAAGTGGGACGGCGCCTCCTGGGAGCGCATGCGCGTCACGAGCGAGCAGATCAGCAACCTCGACGTCGGAAAGCTGACCGCGGGCGCCGCCAACATCGCTGAGATCACCGCCCGCAAGATCGCCTCCGACGTCGGCCGCTTCCTTGAGATCACCACAGACCAGCTCACGGTCACCGGGAACGCTTCCTTCGTGAACGCCACCGCACACCACGTGTGGACCGAGATCATTACCGCCGGCGAGGGCGAGTTCGAGCGCATCAAGGCCGGGATGCTGGACGCCAACTCCGTGAACGCCTCCAACATTCAGGCTGGCGCGATCGACGGCCAGGTGATCACCGGCGCCACGATCCAGACCAGTCGGACCTCCAACCGCGGCCTGAAGATCTCCGACTACGGCGTGCAGGTCTACGCCCCCAACGGGTGGAAGGCCCTGGACATCAACGCCCAGACCGGAGCCATCAACATCAGTGGGCACATTGGCCGTCGAGACTCGTGGTCCCAGGTGTGGCTGAACGACATCTACTCCCGCGAGTCTGGAGGAGACGAGCACAGCGGGCTAAAGTGGGGCTGCGGCCTGGCATTCAACTCCAACGAGGATGACTGGTGGGACGGCGCCCTGACTCTGGTAAAGGCGTCCACTGGGGACCCGTCGTTGAGACTTCAGGGGCCGTACCCGAAGAGGCTAGGTAAGGCCTCTCCGTACATCTCCGTGGGAACGGCGGCGATCTCCATGTACACCCCGGCCGGTAACGGCTCGCTTTCCTTTAACTCCTCTGGAATAAATCTCCAAGCCAAGGACGTCTACTGGTGGATGAATGATCGAGGGTTTTCCTTCGGGTCGACCAAAGACAATAACTCACGCCTATACCTGGGGAAGGACGAGCTGGACATACGCCCCTTCAACTCCACCTTTACCTCAAAGGCCCGCATCTGGGCGGACGGGTCGAAGATCGCGATGCAGTTCAATCAGGCAAACCAGGTCTGGATCAGTTCTGAGGGCGTGCACCTGACCGGCAACAAGCAGTTTGCCATGCGGGTCCCTAAGGCCACCAAGGCGCGCGGCGGGATGTGGCTTACCCACTCCTGCACCGAGTCGCCCTACGACGGCCTGGAGTACTGGGAGAACGTAACGCTAGACGAGTCCGGTCACGCTATCTGGACTCTCCCAGACTACGTGCCGCTGATCGCCTCATCCAAGGCCCCGTGGGTCGTCTTCACCAGCGACGGCGCTCGGGCTGTTCTGGACCGTTCCCGCGCCGAGGAGTGGCGTGTGGAGATATCAGGCACGCCCGGAGCAGTTGTGGCCGTCCTCGTCAAGGGCGCTCGCATGATCGATCACGATATCGACGAGTCTGGCGAGCCGGTGATGCGGGACTACGCTCGTGAGTCTATGTGGATTCTTCCGCCGACAGGCCAGGCCAGCGGCGGCGGCATGGAGGATGGAGGCCCGCAATACGGAGACTCCGTTACTCTGGGGGGGAACTACTACGGCCCCGCCCCTGATCCAACACTCGAATCCAACCGATAGGAGAACCATGGAAGAGCAGAACAGCCGGGTTGACGCGATCCTCGTTATCGAGGCGCTTACCCTGGAGATCGCAGCCCTGACACGCCGCGCCGTCATCGCGGAGCAGCGTGTCGCAGTGCTGGAGGCCGAGAAGGCTAAGAACCTGAGCAAGGAGAGCAAGTGAGCGTAGGATCCGTAACTGCCGAGATCGCTCGGCGTATCTGTGATGAGCAGAATGTGGGCTACAGTCAGCCCGAGCGCCGGTCATGGTACGCCGCGGCCGACGCGCACGGCCGCGTCTCCAGCCCGCAGAACGCTGACTGCTCGAGTTTGGCCTGTGGGGCCATCTCCTATGGCATCCACCACACCTATAAGGTGCCGTGGGGTAGCCCTGCTCTCCTGGAAATTAATGACTACTGGACCGGCAACATGCGCCAGGGTATGGAGTCGCATGGCTTCAATGAGGTTCCCTGGAATGACTCGGACCTCACCCCTGCCGGTGGCTTCCAGGTTGGTGACATTATCCTGTCGGCCGCGAACGAGGGTGGTGTCGGCCATGTCGTGGTGACCGTCGAGAGTGGTGGCGACCCTCTCGTGTCCGAGGCGTGGATCGCTGAGGACGGGAGCATCGACGGCTACGCAGGTGACAGTACCGGCAGTGAGACACGCACCGTCCGCTACAGCAGCCACCCGCACACTCAGCGCGGCGCGTGGACCTCCTGCCATCGGTTCAGTGAGGAGAAGTTCCTCCAGCAGTGGCCGCAGTTCAAGGGTGGCGCCCAGCCCGCTCCGGCTAAGCCCTCACCCGCCCCCCAGGGCGCCCCGCAGCACGCCCACGGGATCGACGTCTCCAGCCACCAGGCGGGCCTGAATATCCCTGCCATCTGGGCTGACTTCGTGATCGTGAAGGCGACCGAGGATGACGACTATGTGAACCCCTACATGGTGTCGCAGGCTAACGCCACCCTGGGTGCGTCGAAGCGTTTGGGCTTCTATCATTTCGCCCGCCCTGGTGATGCGGCGGCTCAGGCTAGGATGTTCGTCGCCACCGTCGGGTCGTTCCGCAGCAAGGCCACCCTATGGTTGGACTGGGAGGACAATGCCGTGCCGCAGGGGCCAGGCTGGGCGAAGGCCTTCCTGGATACCGTGAAGTCCCTGACGGGTTCTACGCCGGGCATCTACATGAACGGATCCGCCCTCAATGGCTACGACTGGACTGCCGTGGCCGCACAGTACCCGCTGTGGTATGCGGGCGGATCGGAATACTCAGACTACGGTCGCCCCTACTCAGACCCGGCCGTTCCGAGCGTCCCTTTCTGGGGGCAGCCCCTTATTCACCAGTACACGGAGGATGGTAGCCTGCCGGGCTACTCTGGTTCGCTGGATCTGAACCGCCTGCGTGACCGCGGCGCGTGGGATCGGATGATCAACGGGCAGGCCCCAGCGCCCACTCCTGCACCGCAGTCGGGGAGCCTGGCCGTGGATGGCGAGTATGGCCCTGCCACCGTGAGCAAGCTCATCCAGGTGTTCGCCCCCGGATACTCTGAGGTGTACGCCATCGCCAACCTGAGGCGCTACCTCAACAAGACTGTACCCGAGGCGTCCCAGAAGCAGCTCACCGGATCCGGTCGACTCCCCGAGGACAGGGGCTGGGACTCTCAGGTGATCAAGGTGTTCCAGTACTGGGCGTGGTGCTGGGTGCGGCCTGTCGCTGGTTCCACGTGGAACCAGTTCGCACCCGGCTGGAGCTTCGGCGACTACATTGACGGCGAGCCGGGGGAGGCTACCTGGGCGGCCCTTCAGGAGGCCCTGAACCGTTCGAGACCGGGCTCATTCCGGCTGATGTGACCGCGAACCGCGGGCGACGGTAGACTAGAGGGTGGGGCGGAAGTCCTGCCCTCTAGTGTCATGTGGAAGGGGTTTCATGAGCGTTTACGCTTCTCCCTCATTCTGGTCCGGCCTTGCTGAGCGTGCGATCTCTACCCTGGCTGGCGCTGTCCTGTCAGGCATTGCCGTCGACAAGGCTATCTATTCCCTCGACTTCAAGGCGATCGTTGGTTTCGCCGCCACGGCCACCCTGGTTTCTGTGCTGAAGGCCTTCGCCGCCCCGGCTGAGACTGACCGTGGTATCGCCACCGCCGAGGCCGAGTACACTCCCCGCCACGCGAGCTGAGTGAGCGATGCAGCCAGTAGAGAGCGCCCTGCCGATAGGGCAGATCCTCACATCACCAGACTTGATTGCGGCCACGGTCGCCCTACTGGCTGCACTGGTGGCTCGCCTGACAAGCAAGCTGAAGAGCCAGCAGAAGCTAACTGCGGAGCGCATGGACCGCATGAGTGTCCATGTCGCGAGGGCTGCGGACGCCGCCGAATCCGCCTCGGAAGGGGTGCACAACAACCACGCCGTCAACCTGCGAGATGACCTTGATATGCGATTCGATGACCTGACTAAGAAGATGGATGTTCTTGCTGACGCCGTGGGTGCGCTCAGGGAGAGTGTTGCCGATCAGTCGCGCCGCATTCATGGGCTCGAGGGGCAGGTTGAGGGTGTCCGCAATGACGCTAGGGCCGACAGGACTCACCTCTACTCCGAGGTGTCCAGCCTTCATGATCGAATTGATAGAGTGAAGGATGTAACAGGTCGGCATCAGGAGGCTTCATGAGTGGCGGGTACGCAAGAATTACTGGGCGCATAGTCGGCCCTGAAGGGCTTGGGCGCATGGGGCGCGTCGAGTTCATCCCCATAGGCCAGTATCGCGCAGTCGAGGAAGGCGGAGGGCAGGCAGCCATATACCACTACGCCGCCGCCCGCCTATCCTCCGACGGATACTTGACTAGCGCCCGCGAAGAGCGATTCATTCAGCTTGCCGCCCCCGAGACTCTTCCCGAGGGCGAGATGAACTACCGGGTCATCATTGACGTCCCCGGCGATTTCGGTGGCAGGCGCGAGTTCCTGGCTCACATCATCGCCGGAACCACCGTCGACCTTGTTGACATTATTCGAGGGAGGGTGGTCACGGACGTGACACCGCCCCCCTCGCCCAACCCCCTGGTCAGGATCAATGACCAGGGGAACCTGGAGGCAGTAAACCCGGCCGACGTCATCGACGTCGGGGATGGAATATTGAAATGGAGGAACGGCATTGGCTGACCTTACCTGGTACTCGAAGACGCGCGCCGATCAAGTGTTCGCAGCCAAAGAGGAGGTGACGCAGCTCCGCCAGGACACGGAGAAGCGCCTACCGGACACATCAACGTTGGCGAAGAAGTCGGAGATGGCGGAGGCCGACCTGGCACTTGGCGTCCGCATTGACGCGGTTAAGGCTACGGCGGAGGCCGCCGTCCCCCGCACGGAAGCAGCATCTACGTACACCACTAAGGAGGAGGCTCAGGCAGAGAGTGTACGCCTCGCCCAGCGCATTGACTCGGTGCGGTCGACGGCAGAGGGGGCGGCCACTAAGGCCGAGCTCGCCCAGTACGCCACCTCATCCTCCGTGGCTGATACGTACGCCACCAAGGAGTCTCTGGGCGTCTACGAGAAGTCAGCCGATGCTGCAGCCAGGTACGCCACCAAGGAGGCCCTGGCCCAGGCTCAGCTCGGTGGTGGCGGTCAGGCACCGGACCTTTCTGGGTTCGCAACGAAGGCGGACGTGAGGCAGGCTGACGATGCTCTTGGGGCGCGCATAGATGGGGTCAAGGCCACTGCAGATGCGGCTCTCCCTAAGGATTCTGCTGCCGCCACGTATGCCACCAAGTCGGACCTGTCCCCCTACCTCCGTTCAGCCGACGCTGCCAGCACCTACGCACCCAAGGCGTCCCTGGCTGATTATGTCACCCGCGCCGACGCCGATCAGTTGTACGCCTCCAACGACAACCTTCAGCGCGAACTGGGGCAGAAGGCTGGCCTGGCGGACCTGAACGACGTCACCCGGCGAGTCGACTCCCTCGGGGCCGCGCTCTCGCCGTTCAAGCCTGGGGAGCGTTACTACTCCCCTGTGACGTATTTCTGGCCCGATTACTACGATGATGGCAAACCGGGCAAGACCTCGAAGTGGGCGCAGATCCTGAAGTTTGCTGGCTCCCTGGGCATCGTCATCCTGAACCGACGCAGCGGAGACTGGGACACCTACGAGGCAGACTTCAAAAAGCAGGCCGAGCTGGCGCTCGCGGCTGGAGCCAAGCGCGCCGTGTTCTATGTGAAGACCCAGTACCTCGCAGCGACGCTCCCAGCAGGCGACCCTGGGCGCAACAACATCCCCAACGTGGACAAGTACACGCCTGATCAGATCCTCGGGCAGATCGAGAAGGCGAAGTCCCAGTACGGGGACGTCTGTCAGGGCGTGTTCCTGGACGAGGTGATCACTGGGTGGGGTGCCCAGGCCGGGCGCGTGGCCGCCTACAAGTCCCTGATCGACAAGATCCGCGCCAAGTACGGCAAGGACTTCCTCGTCGTCGTAAACACGGGTGCGAACATCTCCCAGGACATGTGTGCCCTGGACTTCGACGTGTGCATGATGTTCGAGAAGGACGCGACGGCGTTCCTGAACGAGGACCCCGGCACGCCGATCCTCCCGGATCACATGAAGGCGTACCCGTCTACGCGCTGGTGGGCCGTCGTCCACGGCGTCACCTCGGATAACTACCGCAAGGTCTTCGACAAGGCCGACTCCCTCGGCATCGCCCACCTGTACATCACGGACGGGCAGCTGCGCGAGGACCCGCAGCAGGGCGGCCAGTGGGAGCCTGTCGGTAACCCCTACGCGAACCCGCCGTCGTCCCACATCCTTGAGCTCGTGGTGCCGTGGCTGAAGGGCTACCTGCCCCTGAAGCTGGAGGTGGATGAGCTGCGGTCCCGCCCCAAGGTTGTCACTCTCGGTAAGCATGAGGCGGTCCCGGCCGGGACGCCCGCCGGGACGATCGTCGTCAGAAAGGAAGCGTAGTGGCAGACAGTATCCTCCCCGCGTTTAGTCAGTGGTGGCGAGGTAATGGGGTACCGGATGGTGACGGGGCACTCATCCGGGCAGGTTCTTCTTCGACCCTTTTCGACAACCACGCGCTCCCCACGGGGGGTCGGAAGTGGACTGTTGAGTACGAGTACTCTGCCGACGCCGAGGCGGTCGTGTGGGTCGTGGTCAACAAGTACACTGCCGCGAATGTGAAGGTCGGGGACGTCGCTATCCATGACCGGCGTCTCCCGGCGGCGCAGAACGCTCGTGTAGTCATTGACTTCGACCTGCCTGCGACGGTTGACGCGAAGTGGCTGCCGTCCATCGTTGTTCGCGAGTCGACGGACGTCAAGTTCAGCTACGTGAAGGTCTATGAGACGCCGGTGCTGTCCGGCCCGGCCGCTACCGTGTGGGATGGTGCGGCCGAGGTCGGAGCATCCGTGACAGTGTGGGACGGCGTCAGAGAGGTGCCTGCAACCCTAGAGATTCAGGTTTGAGGAAGGAAATCATGGCAGACGAGAAGACCGGATACTGTGGCCCATCGCAGGTGACGATCAACATCGGCACGTCCGGCGTCAAGATCAACGACGACACGAAGCCGTCCCCGGCGCCGGGCGTGGACCTGTCCAAGTACGTCACCCGCGAGGTCGCGGACTCGATCTATGCTCCGAGGACTCTGGTCGACTATGTCGGCGACGTAGCCCGCAAGGCCTCCGAGGCAGCCGCTGAGGCCAAGTCCAAGGTACTGGTCATCGACCCCGGCTTCCCAGTCCCTAAGGACACCGCGCGTGGCACCCTCGTGGTTAGGCCGAACACGATCATGGAGGTGGAGCACCGCCAGTTCGCGCCAGTGTCGGCCTGGCCCCGCTTCGCGGGCGTCACGCTCGAGAACGATGGCCTGCACGTCCCCGGGGCGATTGGGTTCCAGCCGGGCCTGGAGCAGATGCTCCCGTCGGTCGGCACGTGGCAGATCAGCATCCACTACACGTGGAAGGGTAACTTCGACGAGCCGGAGGAGAAGATCCCGGTCGACAATGTGCGCACCTGGGATGAGTTCGGCAACGGAGAGGTCAAACAGGACATCGGCCAGCGTCTTGGCGAGATCACTCTGAAGCCGGGCGAGCACGTGTCGGTCACGTGGCGTGTCAGGCCGACCACGGACCCGAAGGCCACGGGCCTGTGGGCGCCCAGGATCCAGGCCCCTGCGGCCGGGTTCGTGGTGCACGGGGTCTCTGTGGACTACATCGAAGACCCGGACTGACGGCAGCACAAGGCCCCCGCCTGTAACCGGGCTGGTACAAGCGGGGGCCTTAGTGTGTCAGGAGTAGAGCTCCCAGGCGGAGGCGTTCCCGCCCTGAGCTTCGAAGGTGAGGATGG